GCCAATGATCAATTATTCATTAGGTCGATAACTTTGGGTTTAAAGGTACTAAACTAGATAGGAGTATTAGCTGACCCATTAATACTTATGCACAAGGGTAAATATGAGATTTCTAACCAATCTTTTTGGAGGACAGAATGAAAATAAAAAGCCTGAAAGTGACTCCTCTGGTAAAGGAGGTGGGTTTGGTGGGTTATTGGGAGGCCAGGGAGGAGGGGATATGTGGGGTGCAATAGGTAGTTCTTTAATCAGCGGAATATTTGCTAGTCGAGCTGCTTCTCAGCAAGCAAATGCTCAGATGCGCATGACAGAAGCGCAAGATAGAAGATTTAATAATATGATCCTCGAAAATCGAGGGATAGGTAAGTTAAAAATTGCGAATGCATTGTGGCAGGATTGGGCCAATGATCGCATGCAAAATAATAATTTAGAAAGACAAAAAGATGCTGCATTATTTGAAGCGAAAACATTATCTCCTTGGCAAAATGCTGCTGAAGTTGATCGAGCGGAACGACTGACGAACTTTGCTTTAGGTGAAGATGCAACAGAACAAAGACGACGACAAAATGTTGCACAGCTTGGTGCTAATCTATTAAATAAACGTGCATCAATGGCAGGACTATTTGGTGAAACTTATATGGATCAAAGAGACTTTCAAAGAGCGAGGACTTAAACATGGGCGGTACTAAAGTTACTTACAATCCACCACCACCTCCTCCAAAGGATGAGTTTCCTGAAAAGTATTTAAAATACCAACAAAAGAAGGATGAAGATCGTGATTATTTAGATTGGACTAAACAATTACAAAGTTACCAAACTAAGAAGAATCAACAACAAACTGGTAGACAAGGTTGGCAAGATTTTAAATCAGGAGTCCATAGTCAACTTGGTCAAGGTTTAATGACCTTTAGCCAAGCTAAAAAAGAATTAACAGATTATGCAGATAAATATAATTTAGCTGGAGGTATTGCTGGACCTGGTGATGATCCTCGTAAAAATTGGGAACGTTATCAAGATGGTGGTCCTGAAGGTGGATTTACACAAATACCTACTTATGAAACCCCTGATAGTTGGAAAAATTGGAGTGTTCAAGGTGCATTAAATAACTTACAAACTGCATATACTGGTGCAGCTACTGATGACTTAACAACACCTGATATTGATGAAAGTTTAGGTATTAGAGGCAAACGAAATCTTGCACATATTAAAGCAGCTCATGAAGAATTATATGGTGAACCTATTAGCGATGCTGATTTGGCTAAAGCCCAAGAAGGATTTAAGAGTGGCTATTACAAAGATGTCCAAGATTACAGAACAGGAATTACCAGCAGCAAAGCATATAAAGATAGATTCCATAAGAGTTATTTAGAAAATTATTATGATAGTGAATTTGGTGAAGCTTTAAAAGATGCAGAAGGTAAATCTACTAAACAACGTACCTTTAAGTTTGATAAGAGTTTATTACCTCAATACGCCGAAGGTTTAGAAGGTAAAACAGGTATAACGACTCCTGATTTTAAAGATACATTTACAGGGACTCCTAGTGAAATTAAAGAACAAATTCAAAATGTTAGAGATACTCGTAAGTTCTTATATAGTGCTGGACTAACAAATCTTCAAGGAGATATTGATAAAGAAACTCAGAAACTTAAGAACGAAGGTGGTAGAGAAATTGCAAGAATTGGTAAGGAAGGAGATATTTATCAGAGTGTAGTGAGTGCTTTTAATTTCTAAAAGTATTCTTGCTATAATTATTCTAAATTCGTAAAAGTTTTTCAAAATGACTACTGAAGCAGGTTCAGACGATTATTTTGATATTAATAAGTTTGAGAATCTACTTTCTCGCTTAGAAGCTTCAAAAGGTCGTCAGCAACGTCAAAAATCTGTAGAAGGTCGCCGTGATACATTCGCAGCTGGTCTTTCTAACATGATGAGCAATTTCTAAATTTTCTTAGTATATTTTCGTCATGGCTACTAGTAATACTGTTCCTCCAGGACAAACTGATGTCGATGACTGGTTTGATCTGGATAAATATAAACAAGCTGCTGGAGTAGCCTACGAATTTTCCAAAAAGAAAATGGAGGCTGCTGGTGAAGAAGATAGAAAAACTATCGGTGAAAAAGGAACCCAACAAAGAACTTCTGCAAAACAAGAGCAGGAATTCCGTCAAAAAGACGAAGAGAGAGACTACAACCAGGCGCAACGAGCTTATAGATATTGAGCTATTTGATGCATGGGTTGATAATTTAGATTCATCAACTCAAGAATCTTTCTGTTCTTTTTCCTCTGATAATTATTCAGTCATTGAAATATATTTATATTCCCGATTCCTTGGTTATCGGGGATCTATTACTGCGTGTGATCTTTGGATAAAAAATAACTATAAAAAGCCAGATCATCGTCAAAAGCTTTTATTTGAAATAGATGAGATGCAAGAAGATATTCGTAAATTAAGAGCTGATGTAGAAACAGGTTTAGTTAAACGTGATGCAGGGGTTGCACGTATTGCATCTATGCAAAAAGAAGTACGTGGTCATATAGATCAAGTTGATAAATTTACAAATACAAAAGATAGAAAAGGATTATTAATGGCTGGTGCAGATAGAGCTATTAGAGAATTAATGTTTATTTTTAAAGATGATCCAATTGAAATTCCTTTAGAAGAAGCAACAATGAGTGTATGGGCAAGAATGCAGCTGGAAGAGTAAGACAAGTAAAATAGATTATATAAAAATTAGACGATAAAAATGGGTGCTAATACAGATCCTCAATCTATGCAAGCTGCTGTAGATCAATTAGAAGCTGCAAAAAGATCTAGAGCAGAACGTGCAGGAGCTAATGAACGTAGAGAAGCAAAGCCAGCACCTGGAGGACCAAGTGGTGGTGGTTCTGATGATTGGTTAGGTAATTTTTATCGTGATAATAATATTGGTGGAAGAGGTGGTTCTTTAGATCAAGAAGCTAGAGATTATTGGACAAAAGAAGCACAGACAAGAGGTAGAGATGCTGTAATGGATACCATTAGAGGTACAGCTCAAGATCAAGGGACATGGGGTGGACCAAGAGAACCTATGCCAGAAAAGCCACCTAGAAAAGGATGGCCTAATAAACCTCCTAGCTTTGGAGAACAAGAAGGAAGACCTGGAATAAGACCTCCAAAACCACCTAGAGATGAGCCAAAGATTCCTGGAAGACCTCCAGGAGGTAGAGGTGACGTTAGGATTCAACCATTTCCATTTCCTGGGGACATGGTTAGACCACTTCCTTATCCACCTAGAGGAGATGATCAAATTGGTCCAGGTAAACCTTGGATAGGATTCCCAGGTAGACCACCAACTAAACCTTTCCCAGGTAGGCCAATTGGAGATGATCAATTGCCTGTAGGTGAAGATCCTATAGGACTTTTTCCTATTCCAGGTAGACCTCCTAAGAAACGACCTAAAGATGTAATGCCAGGTAGACCTCCTGTAGAAGAACATCCTTGGGGTAGAGAAGATGATCCTAACTACGGTAGGAAAAAAGATGAATGGCATCAAAAAAGAAGAGATCAAGATAGAAGACGGATGGAATTTAAAAAGGAATTAATGAAGAGAAGAGGAGGGATTGATTTTGGTCCTGGTAGAGGTGGTCGTGTAGATCGAGATGTAACTCGCAAACAAATGGAAGCAGGAATAGATAGCCCTGTACCAGGTGGAGAATTTTTAAATCCTGAAGAAGGATTAAAAGGTCAAGAATATATGGCTTTCATGGAACGCTTACTTCGTCAGAAGCAAGGTCAATTCGATAGGTAAGAAAAGAATAACTAAGCTAAAATAGTTTTATATAATTGAGTTGTTAGACAATGGGCGGTAATCCAGTAACTAAAGCATTTAATTTTGTTACTAAAGCAACAGGATTAGGTAGAGCAAGTAAATGGAAAGATAGGGATATTAAAAGAGATCCAAATCGTCTTGCATATCAGTGGGATGTTGAAAAGCAACATGGTGATTCAAAGTTTGCTGCGGATACATCTAGAGGAGAAGGTGCTTTTACAGGACAAGTTACTGACTATGCTGACTTAGCTCGAAAGGCTAGAGCTACTACTGATGCAACAGGACAATCAGCACAAAATGAAGCCTTAGATAGAGCTAAAAATAGAGCTGCAGAATTAAGAGCTGAATTAGAAGGGACAAGAGGTGCTATAGGTGGAATGAGAGCTGAAGCTAGACAACAGTTAGAAAAAGATATGAGAGAAAATGTAGTAGATAAAATTCAAGGTGAATCTGCTGAAGATAAAGCAGCAAGAATAAGAGATAAAGTTAAGGCAGAAGGTGGAGAAATGAATATCTTTGGTACTAAAAAAGATATAAAAATGCCAGGTGATCCAGGATATGGTGCTACTGAAGAGGAAGAAGAAAAGTTTAAGAGTCCAGCTTATAAAGAATTTTTAGCAAAAATGGCTGCTGCTAAGAAAGGGGACTTTAAATAATGGCTAAAGGGAAGATGCCACCCCAATTAGTAGAGTATTTTAAAAAAAAGAATGCTAAAAAGGACGATGGCACAGAGATGGATGATAAAGAAAAACGTAAAGCTGCTTTAGAAAAAGCTCGTAAGTATCAAGAGCAAAAAAAAAATAAGCCAAAAGAAAAGTAATTCAGATTGCGGATGTAATCATTAGTTATTATTAAAGTAATACTTTGATGATTTGTCGTGCCTTCTTATACCCATCTTGCTTATAGACGTAATGCGAAGGCTGCAGCACGTAATCAACAAATAAAGAAACCTAAAAATTTAGAATCCCTAGAACGAGCAAGAGAAGATTTTGGATTCTTTTGTGATTATGTAGCCGATAAACCTCCTGCTTATCATCATAAAGAATGGAATAGAAATTTTATAACGAATGAAAATAGTAGTTGTTTAATAAAAATTGCTGGACCTAATGTAGATCTTCTTGCTCCTCGTGGTTCTGCAAAATCAACTGTTCTTGGTTTATTAACTGCTTGGGCTATTGGAGTTCATACACAAGCTGGTAAACCATTACAAGTTCTTTATCTGTCTTATACCGTTGATATTGCTCGATCTAAATCAGCAACAATCAAACGAATTATTGAAAGTAAACGATACCAAGAAGTCTTTCCTAAAGTACGTCTACTAAAAAATGTGACAAGTAATGAATACTGGTCAATTGATCATAAATTTGCAGGAATAGATACGACTGGTGAAGAACAATTTACTCTTTGTGCTGCTGGATTAAAAGGTTCTGTGACTTCTAAGCGTTCTCATCTTGTGATGATAGATGACGCTATCAAATCAGCTGCTGATATTGCCAATCCTGATATTCGTAAAACGATGCAGGAAAACTGGAATGCTGTTATAGCTCCAACTATGTTTGAAGGTGGTCGAGCAATTTGTCTTGGTACTCGATTTAGACATGATGATATTCATGCAACTACTTTTAACGAACAAAATAATTGGACACAAATTGTACTCTCCGCTATACAAAATGATCCTATAACAGGTGAAGAAAAATCT